CTGTTAAATCACCCTGCGATAATTTTTGAGCGATTTTTATGATCGAGCATCCGACAGAACTCTCGATCTTAGCTATCCCGTCAAGCGTCAGTTTTACTGGATAGCTCTTTCCTGCCAGACTTATGTTCGTTTGCCCTCGGTGCGGATTCATCTGATTCCCTCAGTTTAATTAAAATTATTTCATTGCGATCTGCAATATTAACCATGTCGATTGCATTATATGCAACATCGTCAATTTTTATTGATATATCACAATCAATTAAATTGATGTCGTATGGTATAGATAAATGCCCATCATTCACATGACAGGCATAATCTTTACCGTTGATGTTTGCGATTATTTCAGACCAGCTCATTTATCAAACCGTCGCAAAAGTGATAGAACCGGCACTATCAAATGTAGCCGAATACGTCACTTCGCCATTATATTCACCGGCATACTCAAGGCTTGACACCTGAAATGCACCAGTAAAAGTTCCAAAGTCAGGAACAAGGAACTGGAAATTTTTGAAAGTAGATGAATTAAACGCTGATTTAAGCGTTGTTTCACTAGCCGCATCTGTGAATACGCCAGAGCCTGATACGCTTACCGTTACAATGCCGCCTTGTGCAAGCAATTCACGGTACTTACCCGTGCTGTCTTTTGTCGTAACGTCAACGGCTTCTTCGTTAAGACTGATCGAAGTTGAACGCAAGCCGCCAATCGTTGTAAATACTTCGGGTGATGCGCCATTACCAATCTTCAAAAGTAGCGCAGAGCCTTTTTGTGCTGCCATGTTTTTATCTCCTAATTATTGTCGAATATAACAACACGGAATCTGATGATGCCATGCCGAGTAATACCATCATCATCTGTGAGCACAGTATTAAACTCCTGCCTAATATGTACCGCAGACGCACCTGTAACAACTATAGCATATTCATGCAATAAATAATAAATGCGCTCTAGTATTTCTGTAGCTTGTTTTACGCCTCTGTATCTACTCCAGGCGTGTATATTTATGACGTATTGAAGACCGTCCAAAGTCTTGGTTCCATAATTTATATCTGAGTCGTCGCCTAGTACAACATAAGGATAACTTGTTATTTCTGGAACGTCATCATACACCCCAGTTACCAATGCCATTAGTGTGGCATCGCTGGTTAGCCTTGTATAAATTGCGTTTCTAAGATTTGATGTATGTAATGCCATTATTTTTTATACTTAAATTTTTTTGCTAGGTCTAATATCTTTATTCTGCTCTTTTCTAATGCTGGTTGCATAAATGGTCTTGCCGCCATTCTTACAGTCCCAAATTCTAATGCAGCAGCATATTTTGTTGACGCTCTAACTTCGCCTGTATATCTATCAGTTAAAAAGTAATTTATGCTATTACGTAATCTTCCAGTGTCAACTGCCGGTGGATTTCCTGGTGATGATGCTATATGCGTCTTTTTGCCTCTTTTGTAACTTTTTCCAGTTCTTGGCGTGTGCTGTATTCCAAAGATCGCTTCTGTCCTTATCAAATTAACAGCATCTTTTATAATTTTTTCATAATAATCATTAGACTGTTTTTCTAATTTATCTAGTATTTTATCAACAGATTTCGCATTTTTTACGTTTACGCTTGTCATTATACGGCAATGCCTCTTGTCGCTATTATCTTTTGATACTTATCACGATTGCCTTCATTGATAATTGACTGGATATTGTAAAAATTAGAATTCCAGCTAATCCGCATTGCTTGTGTAATTGTTGATAAATATCTAATCATAAAAGTTACAGTCGTTTGCGGCTGTATTTGCAGTGTCGGGAATGTTTCATTGCCTGAAGTTTCATCTACGCTTGCCCATACAGTCGTGACAGTAGACCATGTTACCGCCGCGCCGCCCATAGAATCTACAGTCCTAGATTGCTGCTGTAATACAATCCTTTCGCGCATATTTCCGATTCTGGTCGTCATTAGAAAATAACCTTACCAAGCGTATTATTAGAAAATGGGTTACTAGAAAAAGACAATATCCTGTAAGGCATATATAACTGCTTTGCGATTATAGGAATGTTGTTTACTTTTTCATCATCGCCTCGATTTTCGTATAAATATGATACGTGTTCCTTCATGCCCGTGATCAAGGCTTCTGGTATATCTGAGGCTGACGATCCATATCCTGCAATGTAGGTCACTTTAACGCCGTTTGCCGTTCTCAAAGATGAAGGCCATGTCTGACCATTGCGTAACACAATGCGCCCAGGCAAGGCTATTGAGTCAACATAATACGATGTCGTGGGAAATAACGTGCCTGTATCTGCGTCATCGTATGTATAAATACTCGTTACGCTGGATAATGGCGGTCTTGGGAGATTGATATAATTTTTATATAAATTTATATCTGCGCCAATTCGTATGCCTTCCCATAATGGCGTGTCAACTTCCGAAAACGCATCTATATAAAATTCATAAGTCTGATTTATTAACGCCCTGCCCGTGTATTCTTCGCAGAATATCCTTGCTGTTTTTACAAGCCTGTCTATAAGAGCATTATCGTCTGACGTATCAACTCGCAAAAAAGACTTGGCGTCTGATGTTGATATTGGCTCGCTCGCTGGCGCAGTGATTAATTTTAATCCAGCCATTATTATTTACCTTTGTTTAATATTATTTATAACTAAAAACTCCATCCTGTCCCATCTTCTGAGCCGATTTCTGCCGCGTAAGTAATAGCGCTGGCTTCTCGTTTTAACTGGGCAATAAGCTGTTCGTCAGTAGCCTCTTCTTCAAGGCGCTGAAGTTTGGTGAACCCGGCTTTATACCGGGCATACTGGTCGTCGGTCAGTTCAACTATCAGACTTGGCATTTTGCTTTCCTCTATTTGTTTATCAGCCTGTAACTTAATATTAATCAACAACGGATACACTCCGCAAATTAACGGTGTTCATATAGCTCCCTGTGTGTTTATACGACTGGTTAACAAATCTATTTGTTGTTGTTGCTGCTGTATTGCCTTTATAAGAACAGGAACGATCTGTTGGTATTCTATAAACCAGTATATATCTTTACCGCATTCATCAATAGCGTCCGATATAGGCTCCATTGTCTGCCTATTTCTTGGCGCGTTTACCGCGTAAGGGATATGTTCAATAGCTTCTTGAGCAATAAGCCCAGTCCATTTACCTCTCGCGTTTTTATTATTCCAAGATATATCGCTAGGATCATCCCAATTAAAATCGACAACTCTCAAATTACCAACTACTTCAAGCGCGTCAACTTGAGTGTCTTGTATATTTGTTTTTAATCGAACATCAGAAGATGTGGTAATTGATTGATTCCCAATATACAAAGTAGTCGAAGCCGCGCCATGCGAAGCATCATCTAACCAATTTGCATCCGCAGTGCTTCCGATATTTACCCCAGAAGCTAGGTAGTTCTGTGCAGTCCCATTAGCGTAAAAATTCCAACGCCCTGTGCCAGAAGCTATATCGGAAAAAAAGCCATAATTATTAGTTGCCCCAGTAAGGGTATTATCGCAAATAAAACCATACTGGCTGGTTATTGCTGAAGTAGCCCCTATAGTTCCCTGAGACGCATAAAAATGGTATCCAGCAGCACAAGTAAACGCAGACGCGGCAGTAGATATGCTTGTACGGAACCCTTGAAAATTACTTGTTAACGTGTTAGGTACAGTTGCGTCTATATAAGCGGCTATAGCGCCAGTAGCGGAACCCGCAAACGAATAAGAACGAAAGTTTAGAAGCGCAGTGGATGCGGACGTTCCTCCCAACCCAACACTACCGTTACTATTTATTCTAACTCTTTCACCCAAACCACCGTCTAATGTTGTATAAAAAACCATAGCCGAATCTTGTGTGGATGCTGTTGTAGTCCATTGCTGTTCTTTGATTACAGCAATACGACCTGAATTTATGGCTGTTGTTGTTGAATTATCGCAAGTTCGCCAAAGTATAGATGACCCATGATTTGTGGTTGATGAAGTATCCAAGTTTTCCAAAGTTACATTTGACTGCAAACTGTTGTCGCTGTATCCGAAAGTTGCAAGTCCGTTTGCTGTTATTACTGCCCTGCGATTTGCAGACCCGCCGCCTCCAACTATTACATTGCCCGTTGAAATGTTTGCAATGCTAATTGTTCCAGTGCCTTTTGCGTTAAATGTAAGATTAGTATTTGATCCTGAATCAGTAGCAACTAACGCAACAGTTCCGCCAGTAGCCGCGCCAGTAATCTTGAAACCGGCAACCTGTGACGCTGTAGATGAATCAACAGTAAATGCCGGATTTGTAGACCCATTTGCTCCAACTACCAATGATGTCGCGCTGGTTGATATGATCGTCGTTGTGCTAAGGCTCATTAAGTTTGTTGATTGATTAAAAAATGCAACAGTTATCCATGCGTCATTAGCCGTATTTCGCATTTTAAGAGTGGTCGGCGTTGTGCTTGTATCAAGCCACCACTGATAAGAAAACATTGTAGACGGTGCAGTGCTGCCGGATGAATTGCTCACCAGTGCGCTTAAAGCATTATTCAAGTCTGACCTAAAATTAGGAAAGCCCTGATTTGCAATGTTCATGTCATGCTGTGCCATTTATAAATCTCCTATGCTACTAATTGACCCAATCCTGCAACTGTGTAATCGAATGTCCTGCTCACTACAGTGCCGCCGCTGTTCTTAAATCTTATTACAAAATTGCTTGATGATTTAGAAACAATCTCATAATAGTCGCCTGTTGCTAAATTCTGCGCCGCTATTCCGATGCCTTTTGTCTGATAAAAAGGTGT